AGATATGATCGATGAATCAGATACTTCTCGATTGGCTCGAGAGGAATATAAAGATCATCGTTCAATGATTGTAAAGAATAGAAATATTCTCAAGGAAGTTCCTACTGCCGTGAAGCCAAAGATGTCTAAGGTTGGTCCAAAGAAGCTCAGGAAAGAGCAAGAAGTAAAAAAATGGACTGAACCTACTCCAAGGGGAGGAAAGAGTTCGAAATATCCATTTAATAAGGTATTCGAATCGGTATCGGGCCATGTCAAGGAATATGATGATACTCTGGGAAATCGAAGAATTCATGAATACCATGCTGCTGGAACATTCGAAGAGATACAGGATAATGGTACGAGAGTAACTAAGATTGTCAAAGATAACTATCAGATCGTGGCTGGAGATGATTATGTCTATGTTCAGGGAAATGTAAATGTCACGATCAAGGGAAACTGTAATCTATTAGTCAATGGAGATATGACTACTCAGGTTGCGAACAATTACTATCTTTCAGTCCATGGTAATAAGATCGAGAAGATCGATGGTTCTCATCTGATCGAAGTCGGAACTGATCAATCCATCTCGGCAGGTACTGGAATTAATCATCATACCGATGGATCCAAGTCAGATGTCGTTAATGGCGACTACTCCGTGATCTATAAAGGTGATTACAATCTAACGGCCAAAGACATTAACATTGCAGCCCTTGGATCTCTTACGACCAAGGCTGTTATTTCGGCACAACATGGAGCGACCAATCTATCTCTAATTGGTGGGCTTAAAGCCTCTCTTACGGGAGGACTAAGCCTAGAGGTTTCTTCGCCTCTTCTCGTAGAGGTTATCTCGGGAACTCCAGCTTCTTCTATCATCATGACGCCAGCTGCAATAGTTAAGACTTCGCCATTACTTACTCAGCTCGGTAATCTTGTCCATACTGGAACTGCAGCAATTGCTGGTGCTGTGGGAATTACTGGAGCCACTAGTATTACTGGAGCCACGGGAATTACTGGAGCAGTGGCTGTTACGGGAGCTGGCACTTTTACTGGTCTCTTAACATCCTTGACCAATACTCTATCGACTCACACTCATGCTTCGTTCGGTACACCTCCAACTCCAGGAACATAAGATGGTATCGCTCGCACTTATCGATAAGGTCGGAAATAATCTACAGAACTCGATCAACAAGGTCACGGGAGATATCGGTCTCAAGATACCTCAACTTCCCTGTGATCTCGATGGCCAACTTCAAGATGTTATTTCTGGATTATCCTCCTCGGCTCTTTCAAATATTAATGGACTTCTTCCTGGAACTTCATACCTGGCAGTGGCAGCTTACTATGCCGATCTCCTTCAAAGTATTCGAGGAGATCTTGGAGCATTCATTCTCAGTGCATTGCCATTTAAGGTTCCAAAAGCTCTTGCTGGTCCAATTGGAGGACTTATCAACTCAGCCATCTCGGGCAAGGAAGCATTTGGGAATAACTTAGCCAATCTCAAATCTCAATTTGGAAGCCTCGAGAATCTAGACGAAACGATTAATCTAGCCATGGAATTGGCAGGAGAGGAAGGCTTCGACATCTGTTCGCAGATACCCAATATACAGGAACTGGCAGATGGCGCTTTCAGAGAAATGGGTCTTGCTGGTAAAATCGACCTCAAAGACCCATTTAAATTTCTTCCAAAATTCCCCGACATTCCGACTATGCTAACATCAAAACTAACTGACATTGTCGATCCTGCTATGGAAAAGCTTTCTCTGGCTCTGACAGGAAAGACTATATCACAAATGACGACTGACGTATTGCCTGGAGATGACACACGTCCAACTTTGGCTGCATACATTAAGTCAACAAGCGTATAAATATAATAACAAGACTTATAATCGGATAGAAAAATATGTCAGCGACTATACAAAAAATCAAAGGTGGAAGTATTAATCCATCGACTAAGGATCTGATATTTTCTGATTTTGACTTTTCCTTTAAACAAAACCCAATTGATCGTGACTTACTTAGAGTAACAAATTCTGGAGCCATTCGTCAATCACTTAAGAATATCATACTCACAGGTGTTGGAGAGAGACCATTTGCTCCAGAATTTGGATCTTCGATTCGTAGACTACTATTCGAGAATTTATCTCCAATCGTTGCAGTTGAACTTCAGACGATTATTAAGTATGCAATTAAGAACTATGAGCCAAGGGCATTAGTTTCGGGAATCGTTATTGCTGCTAATTATGAGAAGAATGGCTATGAAGTGACGATTGTATTTTCTGTGATAAATCAGACCACGACTGAAAAAATTAAAATTCTACTAGAAAGAATACGTTAATGGCAGCAAATACCAATCTATCTATCACTGAACTTGACTTTGGGCTGATTAAATCTAATCTCAAAGCTTATCTTCAGAAACAATCTAAGTTTACTGACTATAACTTTAATGGTTCGAATATCTCTGTTCTTCTCGATGTATTGGCATATAATACTCATTACAATGCATTCTATGTTAACATGATCGGGAATGAGATGTTCCTCGACACTGCTATTCTCCGAGAATCAGTCGTATCAAGAGCCAAAGAGCTTGGCTATGTTCCAACCTCGGCACGTGGACCAGATGCTTCTCTCCTAGTCACAATTAATGGTGCTCGTCCGACCTCGCCAGCATCAATCACGATTCCAAGAGGAACTAAGTTTACAACTTCGGCAAATGGACAAACTTATGTCTTTCAAACCGATACTGACTTTGCCATTTCTGCTTTCTCGAATGGAACTGCCAATCTATACTCTACTACTGTAAAGGTATTCGAAGGCGTCGAAAGCACTGAACAGATTACTGTGACGGCTACCTCGAAATATATTATTTCAAATCCCACGGTCGATCTCTCTTCTCTACTCGTAACAGTCCAGGGATCATCCTCTGATCTTTCAACTTTTCCATATTCTCTTGCTACAGATATCAATACAGTAAATGAAAACTCGAGAGTCTACTTTCTACAGGAAGTCGAGGGTGGCAAGTTTGAAGTTTACTTTGGTGATGGAGTGATTGGCAAAGAACTCTTAGTGGGAAATATCGTCAAGCTGAGATATCGTACTACCAATGGTGCTCTTCTAAATGGAGCCAATACCTTCTCTGGTCCAAGTACCATTTCGGGATTTACTTCGATCACGATCAAGACCACGATAGCAGCAGCCTCTGGAGCTGATCAAGAGTCAATTGATTCTATCAAGTTTAATGCTCCCAAGCAGTTCGAAGTTCAGAATAGAGCAGTTACATCTAGAGATTATGAAAGAATCATTGTCAAGAACTATCCAGAAATTGTCTCGATCTCTGTCTGGGGCGGCGAGGACAATGTTCCTCCCGTCTATGGATCAGTCTTTGTCTCGGCTCGACCAAGTACGGGAGAAAATCTCTCGAATTCAAAGAAAGAATCGATCAAGGCAACTCTCTCGAGCATTAATCTATTGACGACCACGGTCGAGTTTGTCGATCCGACATATATCTATGCAAACATCACTTCTACGGTTCGATACAATCCCAATGCAACGTCCAAGACCGATGGTCAGATGATTACTACTATCTCTAATTCGATTACTAATTACTTTAATACACAGCTTGGACAGTTCGGAAAGGGTCTGAGACTTTCGAGATTGTCTCGATTTATCGATAATGCCGAAACCTCTGTTCTCTCAAATGATACCACTCTTCAACTCGAACTTAGATCTAAATCTATATCTCTTTCTAAGAAGAATACCTATACATTTACATTTAATCAAGAAGTAGTCCCCGGATCATTGACCTCTTCGCAATTCACTCTCGATTCAGAGAATGTATTCCTCGACGACAATAGCTCGGGAATAGTTCGAGCCTACTTCTTAGATGCCGATGGGAATAAGAATCTAATTACCTCTAACTCTGGAACAATCGATTATGACACGGGAACTGTCACTCTTACATCATTCCTTCCCTCCTCGATCTTGAATAGCATACTCTCTGTTCGAGTCAGTACAGTCAAGAAAGATGTAATTCCGTCATTGACTGAGATTATTATTATTGGATCGAAAACTATTCTCGTAGTTAAGGAAGTTGACGAACTCGCACTTACTTCTGGATCTTTCTAATGCCTCTAGTGAATACTGACCAAAAAGCATCATTACTCGTCCCAGAGCTATTTCCAGCAATCTATAGGGATGACGCACCACTATTGGTCGATTTCATCAAGAACTATTATGAGTGGACCGAAGATGTCGATAATGTAGAATATGCCTCGAAATTTCTTCGTTCTATTCGAGATGTCGAACTTACTCCTACTAAGTATCTTCCATACCATTTTTCTGAAATCTCACCATCGACCTCGACCAACATCTCGTTGCAAGCTTCTATTTTCCTCAAGAACGTCCTGCAATTTTATCGTTCGAGAGGAAATGCCAAGTCCTATGAATTCCTATTCCGTTCTGTCTATGGA